GGTTGCGTTGCGCAGTACATTAATAGCACCAGAAACGACAGCTGCCTGGTTGAAATCAGCTCCGTCCATAGACGTACCTGCAACTTCAGCACCAGTGTAGGTGTAGCCAGTATTGGCAGTCAACAGGTGCAAGTCGAAGTCGACTCGAGTTGAAAGGGAGTAACCAGCGTCGTCAGTGTAATATCGACGTAGTCCGCCTTTTGCCTGCATAGCAGCAAAGTCTTCAATCAATACAGAGTATTCAAAGTGACGGTCGATAAGGACTGGAGTCAGCGTAGGTGCTACGGACTTAGGGTTTACCTCAAGTGCAACAAGGCCTTCGTTACCTGAGCTAGGTCGACGTAGGGTAGGAGCCAGACGGCTGGAGATAGTAGGCACGTTTACCGTGTCGCCTTTCTTACCAACGTGTGACATGTTTGTAACGAGAGCAGCAACAACAAGATTACTCTTGTAGGTAGCTAGCGTTTCGTCGGACCAAAGCTCGGGCACGAATGCTCCTGCTTCAGCGTGTACGCCGGTTAAGACAGTGGTGTTACTGATCGCGTCAGTACTTGCAAAAGAACTCATTAGTTATTTCTCCGATGACCCCATATGGGTCGTGATTACTTTACGAGCTTCTGTCGGTACATCCCAATCATCCAGTCTTGGAATTTTGGGCTGTAATAACGGGCTTCGTCATTTAGTTTAATTTCAGCCAATTCAGCTCTCGAGATGGGCTTCGGCTTTGTCGCGCCAGAAGTGGCACCTCGTGCAGCGATTGCACTGGCAGATTCTTCTGCCTCAATCTCGTCTGCGGTTGGTATCGTCTCAGCAGATGCCTTTGCCTGCTTCACTTGTTCCCATTCTCCAAACAGTTGGTCGGCCGCATTCAGATCACCGTCTAAGGTGTCTTGTGCTGCACGCTGTCGAAGGCCAGACTCGCGCACCCAAGCGTGAAACTCAGGGTCGTTCTGATCTTCTTTAAAAGAAGGGTGACGTGAAGAAAAGGCTTGCATTTCCAGAGTAGCTTCAATGTTGGCTACACGACTACTAGTCTGTGCGCCCTCTTCTCGTGCTACACGGGATATTGCATTCCGTGGATCGTTGAGTACGTCGTCAACAGTAAGTTCAGGTTCTTCCTGTCGACCTACATTCTGTTCTGAAGGGCCAGTTTTTCTTACCTCCAACAATTGGTCCGTGAGCGTACGCAGGGTTCCTATTTCCTGTGACTGACGGCCAAGCTCTGATTCAAGACTAGCATACGACTCTGCTATCTCAAAAGCTGACTTACCTCGGAACTTCTCGGGCAGTTCGGGCGAGGCAGCGACTGGTGCTTCGACTGGTGCAACCGGTGCGGCTGGCGCAGGTTGAGAAATCTCGGCATCGGATGGAATCGCGGCAAATGTTGATGGGTCGGACTGGGTGTCTTCTTCAAATATGATTGTAGACATGTAAAGTTTCTCCTAAGGGTGTTTTCCCGCTCAGTATAGAGTTATGGGACAAATAACTAAGACCGTCGAGGGAGGTGCGTAGCATGTTAGTCAATCGTTCCATGACGTTCCATGTTTCGCTTCTCGATTTTGATCTTTTCCTTGCGAGCTTTCGCCCATTTATCAATGGATGTCGATAATCCATCGGTCGATCCCGACCCGCTGGTAACCATACCAGTGTAGTCGAAGCGAGGCGTGCTGACTCTTCGCGTTGCTCCAGGTGTTCCGCATTCGGGGCAGGGGTAGGAGGCTGTCCTATCCGAGGTATCCCAATTCTCAAACACGTGGTCACAATGCTTACATTCGAAGTCGAATAACAACATGGATTAGCCTCTCCAGTCTGTATCAACGGCTTCGTCATACCCAGCTTGCGCGGCATGATCGTCTATAGTCTGTGCCATCTCGGCATGAACTATATCCTTTAGACCTACGATCTCTCGTAGAATCTCTCTGCGACCTTGTACACGTCCTAAGGTTAGGGTTTCTTGCACGTGGTCGTATTCTGCGATGGAGCCTTCGTCGAGGCGCGGTTTAAATCTCCGCATCACTAGCTGCCATCCTATAGAAGCAAACATCTCTTCGAGTGCTTTAGCTTCCTTCTCCATTATCACTGGATCCATTGCTCTTTCCCCCTTGAGCCTTAATCAGATTCGCTTGCGCGTTTAGCAGCGCAGCGTCATTTTGCCGACTGAGTTCCCCGAGCTCATCGAGCTCCTTAATCAGGCGTTGTACTTCAATGTCCAAGTTGGCTCCGTCGAACTGCGTCTTGACCTCTTCTGATTGGGCCTTGGCAATGTTCAGGATGACCTCAGATTGTAGCTTGCGTGACTCCATGGACTTCTTCTCGAGGTCCGCTTTCAGCGTCAGGAACTTAACCTGTTCGAACGCCTCTTGCTTGGCTACATCCTCCTCGGACGGTGGTGCGAGCATCTGATCGATAGCGGCGTTCAGTTCGCCCTTGTAGGGGCTTGACGAGTTATCGAAGATGGCTTTAACAAGTACCAGCTGGGGGGCAGAACCTGGCTCGACTAATCCGAGCATCTGGGTCAGTTGTACTTGCTCAAGCTCGCGTGCGACAATGCCCAGCGTGCCCATTACGCGGAAGTCCACGTCGACGGGGTAGCGTTGCTTGTCAAACTGCATGTATCTCCACAGCAGCTTTTGAATTATTGGTTGTAGGAAGTTCCGAGAGACGTTTGACATCGCTCGCTTCGAACGCTTAACGAACCCAGCTTGCTGTAGGGATGATCCCGTCGCGGTACTGTTGCGTGCGTTAATGTTCGTAGGCGTTGCTGAATCCATGGCGCCTGTACCCATCTGGACCATTCGCTCCATCTCACCCGTTTGGTTAAACGTGGATGGGTCGAGTCCTTGGAATACGACTGGTTGTAGGACGTCGCGCGGTGGGCCGTTAGTTAGCCACAGCTTGCCGGGTCGGATCTTTAGATCAAAGCCGCGGGGCATACGTGTAATATCGGCTGCCATCATCGGATTCGAGATGAGTGCGAGGGCGTCCATACGCGAACGAAGTTCGGCGTCGAGTGCTTTCTGTGGGTTGAAGCCTTTTTCAGCCACACCACGGCCCCAGAAGCGGCCGGGTACTTTCTCGTGTTGGTAGGATACGATCGAACGATCCTGCATCCAGAAAGGGTTCTTGCTTGCGCGTAACATGTGCCGCTTGTCGCCGATCGTGACGATGGCTTCTACCATTGTCTCGTCGCCGGACTTGATCTCAAGCTCGTCCATGATCGCATCAATCGGTTGCTTGTCGCGCTTTACCTTAGTAGGCAGAAGGCGTGCTGGTACCAGACCGTGGTACTCCGTGATCAGAACTGCTTCCGTATCTTTGAGGCTACCCTCTAGGTCGCCACGTTCCGACTTCGTGTCGCTGACTTCACCAGCGGTGATATCGACTGACTGGAAAATTCCCTTGGCCTGCATGCGTGCTACCCACGACTGCGACTTCACCAGTTCGTGTGCGCAACCCTGCATATCTTCGATGGTGGTGCCTGCTGGGTCTGGTATAAACTCGTCCGCTGGAAGGGGATCTAGCCGAAATACACGCTTCTTTACGCTGATAATCTCGCGCGTGCCGTCGGGCAGTAACGGTCCTGGTGACAGGACATCCTTGATATCCATGACGATCTTGGCAATGCCGGAGCCATATAAGGCGCCGTTGAGGTATGCCGCACTGATTGCGTCTGGGACACCCGCCTTGTTCGCGTCGTCCAACAGTCGATCGCGCGTCTTGACCATGGCTGCCTTCTCTTCCGGGCCTGCCTCAATGTCGTCTCGCAGATCAAACCACTGTGTACGGCCGAACGTGGCCTCTTCCATCTCAGCGACTGTCATCTCAATGGCCTGGGAAAGGGCAGGTGCTATGAGTTTCGAGCGCTCAGACGAACGGTTCTTGTCTTTCTCGGACCAGCGTCCGCGCCATAGGCGGTAGTATTCGCCCCAGCGATCCTTAAATGCGTTATCTCTATGTGTGCGCCATGCGTTGACGCGTTCCATGATCCACGAGGCTAGCTCGTCTTCTTTGGATGCTTGCGTTCGGGTAGGGGTATCACTAACTATGATGGACATTCAGTCTCCTCTAAACTCCCGACCATTCGTCGAGGGGTTCCCACTCGTCGTAGCCGTGTATGTCTTGGTGGTCAACTTCCATGAAAATGGTCGTAGCCAGTTGGTCTACGTACGCCAGAGAATCTGGACAGTCGTCGGGGGTCGAGTTATTTGGAAAGTCTGCGCTTTGCTCGATCAGCTTGCTCACCCATGCGGGGCGATTGAAAGACTGAAGGTCTGAACTGCAGTTTAGTGTGATACGACCTTTCTCCAAGCGGCCCTGCAAGGCCCATTGGATTCGTAATTCTTTTTGTTGGTTGCCATGCAATAGCGGCTCGATGTTGTAAAACTGACGATATTGGGCCATAACGTCATCCATATACGGCCCAACGGCGTTCTTCAGAGCGCCTTGCTCGATACCTACCCGAGTAGCGTGTACGCTCCGAGCGGCATTGATGATCTGGATGGCAGTCTCTCGAGTGTCCCATTTGCCTGATATTTGGTCCTTGATCCACCAGCCTTGCTTGCAGATCTTGGCAATAGTAATGACGGTGTCGTCACGTCGGACTTTCTTCTTTTTGATTGCGTCCATCGTGAAACCCTGGAGGTCCACGCTTACCACGTAGTACCCGTCCATCGGCTCTGTATCAGAGAATCTCCACCAGTCGGCTCTAAGCATGCCGTCCGAGCCAGCCAGGAAGTCTGCTTCCAGTTCCTGCGCCCGTAGGTCACTACTATACGTCTCAGACTCGTACATCCGTTTGATGGATGTGATCGGAATCGCGGGATTGTCCATGGAGCTGTATTTGAAGGCTTCCCACTCCAGAAAGCTGTCTTCGTCGGGCTTGCAGTCAAGCGCTTCGATATAGCGTTGGTAGAAGTGGTTCTTACCTTTGGGGGTACCGATAAACAGCGCCCACCCTTCACAGTCCATTAGGGCTGGTTGGATAATAGCGTCCCACGCACCCGCGTGCATGTCCGCATATTCGTCTAGGACCGCGCCGCGGAGTTTAAAACCACGTGCACGGTCTGGGTTATCCATCCCTTTCAGGCGAATCCGTACCCCGTTTATAAGGGTCAGTACACCAGTGTTCTCATGGATGGTGAGAGTCACAGGTTCCGCTAATTTCTTGAGCACAGGCCAGAAGATGCCTTTCGCTTGCTCAAAGGTCGGCGCCATATACATGACTTC